CGCTTTAGCGGCTGTCGTGTTTATAGTTCCACACATGGGCAGACTAAAACACGGATTTTTAGGTCTAATGGCACAAACTTTTGCCAGTACGCCACAGACTATTTTTAACGTACTCGCAAATGATACGACCTTTAGTAATTATTTAGGTACATATACTTTTACTGGTGGGAGTACGGCTGACAGTATCGCTATTTTAACTCCTGGCAATAAACTTCCTTACTTAGAATCGCAAACCGGTTTAGAGTGCATCATCCATGACTCAGGTGATGTTGAGCGCAGGGATTATGTTAACGATGACTCAGAGTTATTAACGACTTGGAAGGTGTTTTTGATTGTTTGGGATGGTTCCACTGGAAGCGACTTAGATGCTGCTGTAAAGCGTGCAATGCACCTCTTCTATGGCAGTAGATCTATTGAGACGTTGTCAGTCTCTCAAGGTCTTGGAGCACGCGTACAGACGATGTTAATGATCCCAGAGGACGGTGGGCTACATCAAGATGCTGTAGATATCTTGGACTCTTTACCATAGGGCTAATTTATAGAATACCAGACAGGTAGGAACACTAGCTCAGTGGGGTGAATCCCCCATATTTGCTCAGTTTTCAGCATTCTGGAAATTCACCCATGGCTAATTATTCTGCCGCTTTTGGCTATAAGTTCTACATCATGCCGTTAGCATCGGACGAGGTAGACTTGACCTTCACTGGCATCACCACGGCAACTGGCACTTCTGCAAGCACGGCCTTCATGAAGACCGATGATTCTGCTGTTGGCGACGAAGGAAATCTTGTCGCAGCAAACGACACCATCGCTTATAACACCTCTACCGGTGTTTTCACCGTAGAAACTGTCGCTTTTGACATGGATGGCGCTGACAAGCCTGCCAAGTTGATTGGTCTGACCAATGCTTCCCTGGAAACCGACACTTCTAGCGAAGACGTGATCACCTATGACCGCACTACTCGCGGTTATAACACCAACATTGCTACCACCAAATCCTTCTCCATCTCTCTGGAAGGCGTGGCTGACTTCAAGGACGCTGCCTATCAGATCCTGCGCTTGGCTGAAGCCAACACTGTTAACAACAGCCTGCGCGTTAAGTTTGCCCGCATCGGCCCTACCGGAACTGATGAAGCCATCTACGGCTACGGCACTCTTGAGGGCTACTCTGAGTCCATCGAGGCTGGCTCCGTGGTCTCCTACAGCGCGACCCTGAACGGTTACGGTCCTTACAACCTGCTGGTTGACGCTAACGCTTGATAACAACCTAAATAGCCCAAAAGCCCCGCTACGGCGGGGTTTTTTCTTGGCAGACTATTTTAGCTAATTCTAGTGTCTAGCGATGCTGACGATTCCAGTCAAGTTAGATCTAGATGCTGGAGCCGCCGAAGCTGCACTGAAGAATTTCGAGAGAGGCGCAAAGGATGCGCTTCAGGAAATTGTAGAATTAAATGGCAAAAAAGTAAATATAGACTTCAAGTTTTCGACTAGTGGAGACCCTGTTGTTAAAGAACTTAATGATCAGCAAGCTGCTTTAAAAAGAGTAACTGACGGATACAATAAATTAACGGGTGGCCAAGCAAAGTCAATCGGCAGAACTAAAAAAGTCATACAGCAGTTCAAAGCACAAAGAGACGCAGCCGCAGCTAATAGCAGAGAATACAGAGAAGCCGCAGAAGTTATCAAAAGGTTCGAATCACAACTTAGATCGCTTCAAGGTATACAAACCGGCAGTATTTCTGATATTAAACGCCAAAGGAGTGAACTTGTTGCTCTCAGGGATGCTGCTAGTCTAAATTCTCCAGAGTTTAAAAAGTTAACAGCCGAAATCCAAAAATTCGATAAGCAATTAGCTGCTTCTAAGCCCAAAGCAAACAGCTTTGTTACGGCATTTGCGAAAATTGCTATCGTTAGTGCTGGCATCCAGGCAGTCGGATCTGCGTTACGCTCGGTCACTAATACGATTGACGCATTTGTCCGCAGAACAAAGGATGTTGAAGGTTTTAGTCTTGCTTTGCGCAATGCTGGATTAGAACAAGCTGAAGTAAATCGCGTTTTTAAGCAGGCTGAAACTACAGCGAATGCTTTGGGAGCACCTTTGGCACAGGTTGAAAAAACATACAAACGTATGATCCCAGCACTACAGGCTGTTGGGACTTCATCGGCTGATAGCGATAAATTTATTGAGCAGATCAGTGCAAGAACACAGACGCTTGGTCTGAATACAGAACAATCTGGTCGTTTACTAGAAGCATTCGCGCAGGTGCTGAGTAAGGGTAAGTTACAGGCAGAAGAACTCAATCAACAAATCTCTGAACTTGATGGTGCCTTCAGGGTTCAATTTGCAGAAGCATTAGGTGTTTCAACTCAAGCCCTGAATGATCTTATTAGTAATAGCAAGATTACTGCTGACGTGTTTGTCCAGACGGTCAATAAAATGGCTAATGGCGCAGACTTACTGAAAAAGCGAATAAAAGATGGTACTGCAACTATTCAACAGTTCCAAAATCAAATTGGTAATATTGACACTAAAAACATTGAAGTAATAGGCAAAGCGATCGAACCTGCAATTAAATCTTTTTTACAAATTAGGTTGGCTGTCGCTCAATTTATAGAAGAATTTACTAAATCTGCACAATTTGAATCTTTAGTTAATATCTTTAATTCAATTGCTAAAGGTGCAGAACAATTTGCTGCCGGCCTGATTAAAGTTATTGGCGCAATAGGTGAGTTCCTTTCACCATTAACTAGAGTTGTTGATTTTGTTTTAACCTTAGACGCCGGTATCGGAAATTTAGTCACTTTGTTAATAAAAGCTGCGGGTACGATTGCAGCTGTAACGCTTGCTACAAAAGGCATTGTTGCATTAGGCGCTGGAGTTGCCTTTGTTAAGCAGCAATTCATAAATTTATCGGCTGCGATTACCGGAAACGGAGTAGCTGCGAATACAGCAGGCCCATCAATGGTTAGGTATGGTGCAACTGTAAAAGCAACTGGTTTTGCTGCTGCAAGCACAGCAGGCAAGATCAAGATGATTGGTGCAGCAATTGGAAAGTTCGTTGTCATTGCCGGTGCGATTGCGATTATTGATAAAATAATTGGATCATTTACTGCTGCTGGCAAGGCTGCAGAAAAAATGAATACTAGGTTTTCAGATATAAAATTAGATTTTAAAGACAAGCTAGAAGAACTGAATAAGGAAGTAGAAAAAACCCCAGATACTTTAAGTGGCATGGGGGATGCATTAGAGCATGTGACTGACAAAACAGAAGCAGCAGGTGAAGCAAACAAATTCTGGGGTACTACCTTAGGTACTGTTGCTATCGCTGCTGGTGCCACAGCTCTTGCTATAGGTACTGGTGGTACAGCACTTGTTGCTTATGGTGTTGCTGCTGCTGCTGGTGCGGGCGCTGTAGACAGATTAGTGAGAGCCCAAGAACAACTTAGCAAAAGTGGTAGAGGTAGGGCATTTTTAGAAAATCAAGAAGAAATCAATGATCTAATAAAACAAAATGAAACTGAGATTCAAAAACTAGGTGCATCGGTTGGTCAAGTTGATTTTTCTAACTTCAAAGGCGCAGGTGATGATATCACTGAGCTATCTCGCAGGTTTTCGGCACAGGCAGGTACTATAAAGCAAAACATAGGGGCCTTACAGGCATTAATAAAAGAAGAAAAGGCAAAAGAAGACGCAGATAAAAACTTAATAGCTGCTGCTGAAGAGAAAATTATCCAAGAAAAGAAAAATCTTGCTATAGTTGAAAGATCAGCTAATGCATCCTCAGCCTTTGTTACGGAACTTTTAAGACAAGAAGATGCCGCGACTGAAACTGCAGTCAGTACAGAAGAACTGGCAGAAGCTACCAAAAAATTTATTAAAGAAATTGATGTAGAGACAGTCAACGCGCAGACTGAGGCTATTAAAGAATATGGCAGAGAAGCTAATGCAGCAGAGTTATTGGCAGCAGCTAATATAGGTATTGCAGCAGCCGCTACAGAGAAGAAGATTGAACTTTATCAAAGAGAAATACAGAAATTGCAACAGAAAGAACAGGTAGAAGGTGTTTTGAATGAAAAAGATAAAAAACGACAAACTGAACTCACTGCATTAATAGCGCAAGAAAGTCAAAAACAAGCTCAACTTGGCATAGATGCACGCAATGCAGTTATAGATGCTTTTGAAGCAGGCATTGACCGAGTCAATCAAAAGGTTTCAGTTATCGGGCAATCAGCAAGTGCATTAAAAGGTAGCTTTGATGGCGTAACATCAAGTTTTGTTTCTGGATTACAAGCAGCTGGAGGCTTAATTGATGCAATTGTAGATCGCGAAATACAAGGCTTGGAAGTTGGTAGTGTTAAAAGAAAAAATATTATTACACAGCAGTTGAAAGCGCAAGCATCAGCAATTGCAACTGAAAGTTCATTGGCGAAACTGAAAACGCAACTTCAAAGCAGAATTGCTCAAAGCGAAGCTAGAATCGCACAAATCAGATTAAGAACAGAAGCAGCAGTAGCTAAAGCAAGGGGACAGGAAGGATTAGCTGCCGAATTAAATAATGCCGCAAATGTACAGGGTCAAATCATTGAAGGGTTGAAAATGCAAGAGCAAATCGATCTAAAGGTTATTGAGTTAGGTAGGCAAAAACAAGAGCAGGGTCTTATCCAAAAAGGACAGCAAGAGCAACTCGCCGGTTCGGCCCAGGATGTTGCAGATAAGATTGGGGTTCAGGTTGTAAGCCAAAAACAAGCTACAGAAGAGCAGAAAAAGCTTCAAAAACAATTAGATAATTATTCTAAAAAAATGAGTTCATTAGTCGATGACACGCAGAATCTAAAAGAGGAAACTGCAAATACAGCCTTTGATCAAGGCAGCGAGGAATCCAGGAAAATCGCAGATGCTTTAGATCACGCAGAGGGTGCTGCAGAAGGGTTGAATACTGTGATGAATTCAGTTAATGGTACTTTCAATGCTGTTGCTGGCACTGGAGACATAATTAAGAGGACTCTACAGGACGCTATAACTGAAGCGAACAAATTAATCCGCTTAACAAACACTGGTGGTGGCCCTGCAAGAGCCTTAGGTGGTCCTGTTGCCGGCGGTCAGCAATACACCGTTAATGATGGCGGTGGTCGAGAAGCCTTCCTAAGTGCTTCAGGCAAGTTCAGCATGCTGCCTGCGGCAAGAAATATCCAATGGACTGCACCGAGTTCAGGTACTATCATCTCCGCCAAGGTGTTGAAGGCGATGCAAAGAAATCAATCTCATAATGGTGTAATAAGTAATGCACGAGTAGATCAAAGTCCGACTCCGCAGGTGATGGCTGCTACTGCAATGTCGAGCGATTCAGGAAGCCTAGCCAAGCAGATTAGCAGCGCAATGTCTGGCTCAACATCGAATCGCATTACTAACAATGTGACGATCCAAAGCCAAAGCCCTGTTAATGACGCCTCTGATCTGATGACCAATGTGGCCCGTATGCGCCTCCGTAACAGCCGGAGGATCTGATCATGGCAGGAAGTATTACAGTCACTTACGGAGCCACCAGCGTCGTTTTAACGCAGTTCTCAGGCGATGATTTGCCTAGCTCTACGTTAGGTCAAGCAAATCTAGAGTTCAGCCAGATCGGGCTTGGTTACGCGACTGGTCCTGCTAAAACACAACGCAAAATTTGGGCGATTGCCGCATTTGTAGATGCTACACAGATTGTTCAATTAAATACTATTTTTGAGGCTTGGGACACTGCGCGATCTACTTCTCTTAATACAGCAACAGTATCAATAACTGATAACTTACTTAATCAGGCAACAGGTAATTCAAGCATTCCATCTGTAACAACTACCGCTTTCTTCACTACTCCGCCTCAATATTCTAAGGTTGGTGGTAGTAACAACAATATCTTTTTAGCAAGTTTTGGTTTGACGGAGGTGTAAGAGCACAATGATTAATGCATCCTCTAAGATCAGGCTGTATATCAACAATCAGGAATACACTGATTATTTAATTGAAGGATCTTTATCTGACT